CCAATGCTTCATGGATATGCGCTATCGTTTTTCTTTCGATTTGCGTCCAATGATCCGGAAATTATGACGGATTACCTGCCGCAGAAAATGGCGTGGATCGAACAATATCTCGAAGAAATATTTCGCAATACGGTTATCGTCGCCCACGAAGACCCTCTACTCGACAGCTTTCTGGAGTTGGAGAAAGCAGGAGCCTGTGAACTTCGGATGATTGACGAAGTAGGGGCGAGCGCATTTGCTAAGGTGCTTTATGATGAAATTGCTCCTACTGTCAAGGAAGTATCAGTAGGATCGATTGTGTTGTTTGAAGTTAAGGTGCGCGAGAATGGCAACTATACTGCCGCATTCATTGACGCCCATGCTCACGAACGGAATGCGGTGGTGAAGTCTGTATGAAAGTCGCTATTTTGGCCGATACACACGCGGGTTGCAGAAACGATCATCAGACCTTTGATGCGGCCGCAAGACGATTCTTTACAGAGCAGTTTTTTCCATATATCGATAAACACAAGATTAAACAGGTTTTGCATCTTGGCGACGTGTTTGATCGACGCACAAACATTAATTTCCAGACACTGAAATCGTTCCGAGAATATTTTTTGAATCCTGTAGTTGAGCGCGATCTTAAAATAAAAATCATTCCGGGAAATCATGACGTATTTCACAAGAACACGAATGCTCTAAACTCTTTAGACGAACTGCTGTTGCATTACAGCGACAATATTGAAATATTACATGATCCAGATACTACAGTTATAGGCGGCATTTCAGTCGCAACAATTCCGTGGATATGCGAAGAAAATGAGGAAGGAGTTAAGGAATTTATCGCCACAACAAAAGCGAAGATTTGCTTTGGCCACCTTGAAGTAGAGGGGTTCGAGATGTTTAAGGGAGTCGAACACCGTGGTGGCTTGAATATTGATACGTTTGCGAAGTTCGACGCTGTGTATTCTGGTCATTTTCATCACAAGAATTCTGACAAGAATATGCATTATCTCGGCACAACATACGAACAATGTTGGAGCGATTACGACGATCCCAAAGGATTTCATGTGTTTGATACGGCTGATAATAGCATGACTTTCATTGAAAACGAAGATATCATGCACGTCAAACTCTATTATGACGACAGCGAAGTGATTCCGGACCCCAAGAAGTTTGCGGGAAAGATTGTGAAGATGATTGTCGTCAAGAAAACAGATTTCAAGAAGTACGATGCCTTTGTTGATGCGCTGTACACACACGGTATTGCTGAATTGAAGATTTTAGAAGATATGCGAGCCTTTGAAGAGGATAGTACTGATGATACGATTGTGGTGGATGACACGGCAACCCTACTGGATAGGTTTGTGGATGAAATTGATGTTGAAGCTGGTGTAGATAAGGACCGATTGAAAACGGTGCTAAAGGGCATCTTCATTGAAGCTCAGGCGATTGAGGTATAAGTGATAAATTTCAAAACTGTAAAATTCAAGAATTTTCTTTCGACTGGAAATACGCCGACAGAAATTCAACTGAACGCCGATCCCACGACCCTGATTGTAGGCAAAAATGGTTCGGGCAAGAGCACCATGTTGGATGCTATTTGCTTTGCGCTGTTCAATAAGCCGTTCCGAAACATCTCAAAAACACAGATTACTAATAGCATCAATAAAAAGCAGTGCGTTGTAGAGATTGAGTTTGACATTGGGTCTAAGGCATATCGTATCAAGCGCGGTATCAAGCCCAACGTATTTGAAATTTATATTGACGAGGTATTGGTCGATCAAGATGCGGCCTCGAAGGACTATCAGGCGTATCTCGAAGAGCATATCCTCAAGATCAACTTCAAGGCGTTCACACAGATTGTTATTCTTGGTTCGGCGTCGTTTGTGCCGTTCATGCAACTTCCGGCCGCTTCCCGTCGTGAAATCATTGAAGATATTTTGGATATTCGTATCTTCTCGGTGATGAATACGGTGCTGAAAGAGCGGTTGGTAGATATGAAGTCGAAGTTGACGGCGTTGGAGAGCGATCTGGCGCTAGCTAAGCAGAAAACGAAAAATCAAGACACATTTATCAAGGTCCTAGAGACCGATCATCAGCAGAAAATAACCGAAAACAAAGAGGCAATCCGTGACGCAAAAGAAACTATCGTGGTGGCGGAGAAGTTGGCGATGGAGCATGAGGAATCTCAAGAACGAATTCGAATTTCTCTTGGTGATGTTGCTGCTATTCGATTGGCACTCCAGAACGTGGAACGATCAAACGGAGAATACGAAAGACAAATAGCGGAGTTGAAGGCCGAAATACAGAAAGCAGAAACAATGCCGTTGACGTTAGCAGAAACAATGACCTTACGACTGTCATTACAGGATGCTAAACGCACAGGAACAGAACTATCGAACAAAATCAACGTGTTAGTCGATGAGATCGCGAAGTACGAAACAAACCCTGTCTGTCCGACATGTGGCAATAAGATGTCCGCTAAGGTAGTGAAAGACGCTATCGAAGAACGTAATGCACAAATTAAAGCATTGGAAACGGAAGTGCTTGCGGCAGATCAGCTTCGTGAATCGGTTGGATTGCAGATTCGCGAACTTGTGGAAGCTACAATCAACGTCCGTCGAGCAAAGATAAAAGACCTTGAAGAATCATTGAACAACAACACGAAGGCGCTGATTGAAGCCCAAGAAGCGATGGAAGGTATTCGGTTGGGCGAAGATCAGATGAAAGTGATCGAGAAGAAAGCTGCCGAACAGCGTAATATCATATCTTCTCAGGAACGATTTATTACGTCATTGGAAAGGCAGATAGCCGACGCCGAAGCCAAGACCGGAAATATTGACAAGGAACGCGAAACGTTGGAAGAAATGGCGAGCAATGTGGTACAGTTGATGGAAGATCGCGCTGCTCTGAATGAAGAGAAGCATTATCTCGACATTGCCGGAACGATGCTCAAGGATTCGGGCATCAAGACGAAAGTGATTCGACAGTATTTGGATACTATCAACAAGCTCGTGAATAAGTATCTTGCGGCCATGGACTTCTTTGTTTCGTTCACATTAGACGAAGAGTTTAAGGAAGTCATCAAATCAGAGTTCCGTGATGAGTTCAGCTACGAAAACTTTAGCGAAGGCGAGAAACAGAAAATCGACCTTTCGTTAATGTTTACGTGGAGAACGATTGCTAAGACAAAGAACAGCATGAACACTAACCTCTTGATTTTGGATGAAGTATTTGATAGTAGTTTGGACGTGGACGGTACTGATTTTGTTATGAACCTGTTGAATGAGTTGGCCGGAACGAATGTGTGGGTCATCTCACATAAGGGGCAGGGAATTGACGACAAATTTACGAAAGTGATCAAGTTTGAAAAGAAGCAAAATTTCTCCTACATGGAATCAGAATAATGGAAGAAAACGAAGAAGAGCAGTCGGCATTATTTGCGACCGAACCAGAAGCGCATACATCTGGATACTCATCAGCACAGTTTGATATCGAACCCGTTATCCCGTCGAAGCCAGCGGTCTATACCGACGATTCAAAGACCGATTTTAGTGAAAGAAATCTGATCCACTTCACCGATTTCCGCTTGACAACGAAGCCCCCCGCCTTTAACTTTCAAGAACCTAACTATCTTGACTTCGCTCCGACTCCTGCGGCATTTGCTGAAGCGATGTTTCAGAAGATGCTGGATATGGGCGGGGTGGGGTTGTCTGCAAATCAGATCGGGATTCCGTTACGAGTCTTTGTGTTTGGGAATCATGTTCACCGACACTACGTATTCAATCCCGAAGTCGTTGGGGTATCGCCGGAAACGGTGTTGATGGAAGAACGGTGTTTGAGCTTCCCCGGATTCAAGCTGAATTTGGTTAGACCGAAGATGTGTGGTGTAACGTATCAAACAGAAACGGGAGAACAGAAGGTGGCAACGTTTGATAATATCGCGGCCCGCATTTTCTTGCATGAGCAGGACCATATGGAAGGAATTACGTTCCTGAATTGGGCGTCAAAGTTTAAAATTGATTGGGAGTTGCAGAAGGTCACGAAGCGTCTAAAGAAGTTCAACCGTCAACAGAAGAGGAAGAATGGCGAAGCAAGATAATAATTCAAACGAAGACGAAACCGAACTTAATAATGGCGGCTTGAGCGCATTCTGTCGCCCGACATCACATATTCACGAATTCTATCTATCGGGAGTTATTGACTCTCCCGAAAAATATTCGGCAGTTTTTGCAGAGATTCGACAGGCACCTTCGCAGGATACTGTGTATATTCATATTAATTCCCCCGGGGGGAATGCCTTCACGGCGATTCAGTTTCTTCGAGTATTATTTGAAACCCAAGCAACCACCGTCGCGTCTATTGAAGGAATGTGTTCAAGTGCCGCGACGATGATCTTCTTAGCATGTCAGCATCACGAGATCACGAATTTTTCAATTTTTATGATACATAATTTCTCTGCGGTTAGTATGGGAAAGGGGCACGAAATCTATCAAAATGCTGTTCACACGAAGGACTGGAGCGAGGATTTGATGAATAAGATGTATAAGGATTTCCTTACTGAAAATGAAATCAAGGAAGTGTTAGAAGGAAAGGATTTATACTTGACGGGCGATCAAGTCAATGCTCGCATCAATAAGCGAAATGGAATTTTTGACAAGATGCGAAAGGAGCATCAAAAGGCCGAAAAGGCGAAGATTCCCAAAATTATGAAAAGACCAAAGGCAGTTGACAAACAGGTGTAAATTGAGTACCTTTCAGCATACATTATGGGAGAGACTATGAGTAAAAAGTTCAAATTAACATCGAAAATGCTTGATAGACGAAGGAAGTTTTTTGCCGCTATCGAAAAGGAACTAGATCGGGCATATGGAAAACAGGGTGCTCCGCAATGGGATCGCCATCAGTTTTATGGCATTATGTTTGAAGAAGTCGATGAAGCGTGGGATGATATTCGTTCGAACGCTCCCCAAGAACAGTTGATGGCCGAAGTCGTTCAGATCGCCGCCATGTGCGTTCGTTATGCCGAAACGTTAGATCGATTTCGGGAGCCTGAAGAATGAGTATGGGAGAACCCGCGAACGATGAAAGCTTCCTGAAATCGCGGGCACCGTTCCAAATTACACGAGACGATGAAATCAACTATAAGTTCAATGAAGTTGCTTTGCTGGACCAGCTTCGCGACTATATCGACAAGACCTATGACGAACACTACAGCACTTCAAAGATTCAGACCACAGAATTTATACTTGACCAAGGGTTGGGAGTCGGCTTCTGTGTAGGAAATTGCATAAAATATTTGCAACGGTACGGAAAAAAGGACGGATACAACAGAAAGGATATTTTAAAGGCGATTCACTACGCTATCATTTTGCTTCATACTCACGACCTGACCTTCGTCGAATGATCATTATTCTGTCGCTCATTGGATTTATCCTCTGTTTTGGTGCATATTTTATGAATCAAAAGCACAAATGGCATGTAGATTCATGGCAGTTTAACTATGCTACCGTTCTGGGATGTGCCTGTTTGTTGGTGAATTCGCTTATGGTTCGTTCGGTTGGGTTATCGCTGATGCAGATTATGTACGGCGGTATTGCGGCACAGAAAATAGTAGCCTTGCGGTTGTCTCCTTTTCTATGGACTATATGAAGCTTAGTAAGAAGACCATCAACATTCTCAAAAACTTCGCCACGATCAATCAAACCTTTCATATCAAGAAGGGGAGTAAGATTTCGGTGATGTTTGATGATTGTGTGTTTGCCAAGGCCGAAGTTGAAGAAGTGTTCCCAAATCCGGTGCTGATCTACGACATGAACAAACTGCTCGGAACCCTGAGTCTTTTCTCATCTCCGAACGTTGAGTTTGAAGATAAACAGTTGATCATCACCGAAGGTCCGCATACTGTCACCTACCGATATGGCGATCCCTTCATTGTGCGCGAAGTGCCGGAAGTCAAGGCGGTTCCGGACAAGGTATCGTTGGAGTGTGAACTATCGGATCAGGTGTTGGTTATGGCACAGAAAGCCGCTGCCTTGTTCAGTATCAAGACCTTTTCCATTGTCGGAACAGACGGAAAGGCGACGTTGATGCTTGGGGACACAAAAACCGACACCTATCAACACGAACTTGGGGATTGTACTGACGAGTTTGACTACAAGTTTACTCTCGACAACCTGAAGATTATGCCTGAAACCTATACGATGGTATTGGGCAGTAAGAAAGGCTCGGGAATGATGTCAATGAAGGCCAAGAATGTCGAATATGTGTTTGCGGCCAACAAGGATTCCGTGGTATGAACAGCAACGACCGCGAGTTCCTGTTTTCGGAGAAGTATCGTCCGCACACCATAACCGAGTGCATTCTACCCGAATATTTGGTAAAGGTGTTCAAGGGACAGTTGAAGAAGGGACAACTTCAGAATCTACTACTGTCGGGCGCGTCGGGACTTGGAAAGACTACGGTTGCCTTGGCGCTGTGTGAGGAACTGGGTTGTACCGTGAAGTTTATTCGGGCCAGTGAAGATTCTGGTATTGACGTAATTCGAACAGACGTGCTCAATTTTGCCGCGAACGGGTCTTTTGGGGCCAGTACGAAGGTGGTGATCTTTGACGAGGCCGAACGCCTTTCAGGGGCCACCCAAGAGGCGCTGAGGGGCACCATAGAACATTTCAGTGCCAATTGTCGCTTCATCTTTACCTGTAATCACAAAAATCGCATCATTCCGGCACTTCGGGCATCGCGTCTCGTTGAAGTAGATTTCGCGATTCCGGTAAGAAGGACCGAAGATTGCGTCGAAGTTCAATAAGCGGGTCAAAGAAATTTTGGATGCTGAATCCATCACCTATGATGACAAGGTGCTGGCCCAAGTCATCATGCGGTATTTTCCGGACTTTCGCAAGACGTTGAACGAACTCCAAGCGTATGCAAATATCTCTGATACGATTGACGAAGGGATTCTGGGAAAGTGGTCGAATATTGATATGGAAGACCTTCTGGAATCACTGAAAAAGAAGAACTTCAAGAGTATGCGAAAGTGGGTCGTGGATAATCTGGACAATGACCCACTCATCATTATGCGAAAGGTGTATGACGAACTGGTGGATGTGACTGATCAGGGGCCGGAGTTGGTGGTGATTCTGGCTGACTATATGCATCGGCAAAGTTTTGTGGCGGACGGGGAAATTAATGTGGTGGCACTGTTTACCGAAATCATGAACCGAATAACCTTCAAGGAGTAGATATGCAGAATAGAAAGAATTTCCTCAAAACTGCCGCAGTAGGAGTCGTCGGAGCGATTGGGTTGACATTGATTCCGTCGAAGGGATTGGCAGAATCGACTGTTATCGCAGGTCCTCCTCGTATGATATATCCAGAACTGAAGTATAAGTTGTCTATTGGACGAATGATAGAAATACAGAATGATATGACACAACATTTTCGAGTGCATCCTCAAACATTCGTTGCAACTCCAGTAAACAAATTACACGATGAGGTGTGGGATAATATAGTCAAAGAAATGGATGGTCGAAAGGGACTTGTCGTCGCTCATCCGTGTTGGAATTCGGAGTTTGGATATGGGTATAAATTTGTAATAACCCCACATCAATCTGGAGTACTTGGTGTTGATTATAGAAAGATCAACAAAACAATGCAACATATTATTGACGGAACCCCAGACCCCTTTATGGAATACCCCTATGTCGATTAAAACTATTGAAACGCTTGATCCAGAAATTCGTAAGAAACTGGATGAAATTGAAGAAGCATTGTGTGAAGCTACCAAACATTCGCTTTTTGAAGAAGTAACACCTGAACTTCTTGCGGAAATTGTACAGCGATATACAGATATTCTAGAAAATGATCCGAACGTGATAGATTATGAAGTCGATGAGGATGCCTCTACAATTTACGTGCAACTGGTTCCACCGGATTTCATTACATTAACGATCCATGTAACTCAGGAAGGAGTGAATTTTTCCAATGCAGAATAGAAAGAATTTCCTCAAGACCGCCGCCATTGGAGTAGCTGGAGCCATTGGACTGACGCTGATTCCGTCGAAGGGATTGGCAAAAACATCAGAAACGAAGTTCAAAACATTAAAGTATAAATTGGCAATTGGTTCTATGATCGAAATACATAATAGGTCTGATGTGCTTTGGTATGATGAACTTGAAGACACTATCTATTTGAATGTTAAGAAAGAACTAGATGGATTGCATGGCACCCTTGTCGCATATCCTTCCTATGGGGCTGATTGGGGATATGGTTACTCCTTTGTGTTTGAGGAAGCTGATGGTCCGAGACCATTTAGTTACTGGAACTTGAATCTTAACAAAATCAACAAAACCATGCAACATATCATCGACGGAACACCCGACCCCTTTATGGACTACGCAGAATATGCCGACGAAATCTAACGAATCCCTTGCGACCCTGATCAAAAACGCCAGACATCCCCGAAAGCCAGATGCCTACGTGTCATCGGACGAGATTGCCGAAATCATTAACGATGCCGGATACTTCAAGTGGGCCGACCGTTTTGAAGTGACCCGAGAAATGGTTAACGAAGCTCTCAAAGCCTATTTTCCGGGCATTCTATCCATTGGTGAACTCCGGATGGCTGAAGGGGGCGAACAGCAGAATGCCGAACAACGTATGGTCAACGCGATCTATGCGGCGTTTAGAATTTGGACGCAAAACAGTAAAGATATCTGTCCGATCCAGTGAAAAAGAAGAAAGTCGTTTCCGAAAAGAAGGAAAAATCGCTTCAACTCTTTGATTTCGTCAACGCGGTCAATTACACCAAAGAACGGTTGATTGTTGATGAAGAGTCGGAGAAGAAGTACAACCCGTTTATGGTCAACAAAGCCTTGAGTTTCGGCCAAGATACCATATTCTTTGCCAACGCCATGAACGAGCAAAGTCACCTCCCGAAGAAGCTCCAGTTTGACTTTTTTATAAATAGCCTAAGACCAATGAAACGCTACAACACATGGGTCAAAGGCGAGAAAGACGAGGTGATTGAGCTTATTCAACAGTATTTTGGGTATAGTATGAATAAAGCTCGGGAAGCCTTGCGAATTCTGACGCCGGATCAATTAAACGACATCAAAATGAAGATGTCTACTGGCGGAACGAGCAATGGGAAACAGTCTACAGGACATACAACTTGATGGATATGCGCCGTTAGAGGTGACGTTGAAGGCACCGGACGACTTTCTGAAGATTCGGGAGACGCTGACCCGCATAGGGATTGCAAGTCGAAAAGATAAAATTTTGTATCAATCATGTCATATTCTTCATAAAACTGGATTGTATTTTCTGGTTCACTTCAAGGAAATGCTAGCACTAGACGGCAAAGAAATTGACATGAGCCTGAATGACGTACAGAGACGGAATACGATTGCTGGATTGCTAGAAGATTGGAATTTACTTACGATTGTTAGCGATGCCGTGTTGGAGAAGGCTCCGTTGTCGCAGATTAAGGTATTGAGTTTCAAAGAAAAGAGTGACTGGACGTGTGTAGCAAAATATCAGATAGGCAGTAAATCATAAACCTTTGAGGAAAACTATATTATGGCAAAATCGATTACCTGTGTCAAATTATCCACGGGCGAAGAACTGATCTGTGAATTTGAAAAGGGCGATGTGTGTACGCTCCACAACCCTATTTACATCCAGATGACCCCCAAACAAGACGGAAGCGGCGTCGGACTGAATATGTCTGTTCCCTTCCTCATGTATGCAAATACGAGAAAGTTCAATATCGGACTTGATCACATCGTAACATTTTTCGAACCCGCTACTGAAGTCGCTAACGCCTACCGCACCAATCATGGGTCTGGTATTGCCGTTGTGGCCGGAAATACGGATGTGGCGGGAGTGGCCAAGTCGCTCCTGTTAGGCTAATGAAAGTTCTCGTGACGGGTGGGTTTGGATTTATCGGATCGCATCTAGTCGAAGCCCTCATACACCAAGGACATGCGGTCACAGTTATTGATAACATGTCTACGGGAGGAGAAAACAATCTCGAATATGTGAGGGGGAAATATGATCTCAAATTCTGGGATGTTCGAGATCGCCGCGTCGTTTCGTTCATCGAATTTGGGAATTTTGATGTCATTTTCCATCTTGCCGCTCAGATTGATGTGGGATTGAGCATTACGCAACCTAGGTACGACGCCGACATCAATATTCTCGGAACGATCAATATTCTCGAAGGCGCATCAAACGCCATTCGTCCTCCTCGGTTGATTTTTTCTTCCTCGGCGGCAGTGTATGGAAGCGCATGGTATCCGGACGAAATGACTGCTCGGAATCCGCTTGCTCCGTATGGGCTGTCAAAGAAATGCGCCGAAGACTATATTCAACTTCACAACAATATTGAATCGATCATATTGCGGTATGCGAATGTGTATGGTCCGCGTCAGGGATCGTTGGGAGAAGGCGGCGTCGTATCAGTCTTTTCTCATTGTGCCGCCAATCGAAAGACGTTGACTATTTACGGCGACGGAGAACAAACCAGAGATTTTGTATATGTGAAAGACGTGGTAGAGGCGAACCTATTTGCTTCGGGAGTTGTAC